GGCGGCATTTGCCGCGCCGACTAGCTCAAACAGCTTCTGTTCGTGCTCGGGCTTGCAATTGGCGAGAATTACAGGCTCAGAGTCCTCGTTCTCTCCGGCCGCGTACCAGATCGAATATTTGTGATCGACGATGCAATCGGCCGGCTGCTTGTGAAGAGCCCAGCTTCCCCGCTCCCCCTCGTGGAGTGCGGCACCTCCGTCCCGGAGCTTTTCCAGGAATAGCATTACAGCTTCGACGGCCTTCATGTCGTCAGCCCAGATGCTCATCAGCTTGCTATCGCTGTTGTGGGCTGAGTTCATCACGTCGACCGTCTTATAGAACGGCGCAGGTAATTTCCGGACGGACTCGGGCTCCAGCGCCCTCCGCAATTCCTCTCGGTCAGCGGTCATGGTTGCTGTTCCAGCTTTTCGATGATTTCGGGAAGCATGCCCTCCAGGGCATGCAGGAGGATGAGGCGACGCTCGGCGCGCTGTTGCGTCAGATGCCGGTCGCTGAAGATGGCGTTGCATGTCCGGTTAAGCTCCTGCTGATCGCTTTTGAGGCGTTTGATTAGCTCGCGCTTTCTCACTTGCCGCCTCCCGTGAGGGCGGCGCGGGAGGCTGCAACTCGTTTCCGGAAAGCAGGAAGCTGGGCGTCTAGGTCGATCGCAGATTCTACGGCTTCAAGAAGATCGAATAGCGCCGTTTCCAAGCCGCTTCGCGCGGGCTCGGCGGTCCCACTGAGGGCGGCCTGAGCCGCTTCAATCATCTGCCCGATGCGGTTGCCTTCCCGATGGTAAGGCTTCATCGAAAGGCCGAGTTCGGCTACCCGTTCCAGCGCCATCCGATAGACATCCTCCAGCCCGCCACTCCGCACGGGAGTGTGCGGGGCCGGCGCCGACGCCAGCCCGACATTGCGACACATCTTCACGCCCTCAAGAATGGCAATGATCTCGCTGCGGCAAAGGACAATTGCGCCCTCGTGGTCATCGCCGCGCCACTGCGAGAGTTTGTCAATCAAGCTCTCGAACTGGCGTTGCTGCCATTCCGGCATGGGCGCTCGTGGCAGTCCGGTTCCGATAGCCGGTCCCGTTGCCGGCGAGGGCGGATTGTCCGTCCAAATCTCGCGATCGGTCGATTTGTTAACGCGCTCAACCGCTTCCTGATATTGCTCGGAAGGCGTTCGGAACATTGGCTTGCAGACGTTGCACACAGGGGCAACGTCACTCGCTGTTAGTTCGGCGTCGCAATTGCTGCAACGTGCCGTTCCTTGAGCAGAAGCTCGAAGCTGATCACCACCCTCTACGCGGCACGACGTGTTCGCTATCGTTGTCATAATTTCATTCCCCCAAATTAATTCCGCCGTTCAATTGTGCCGTCCATCTTCCGCTTGAATGGACTCAAACGAGATCCTGCCATTGGCCTGCTCTTGCGAAGCTTGATGCCAACGTGAGAGGCGGCCTTGCGATAGACGATTGATTTGATCGCCATGTCTGCTCGGGTCTTCTGCGAATGACACGGCGAGACACAAAGCGGTTGCAGATTATCTTCTGCGTGACGACCGCCATTGATCAGGGCCACGATATGGTCACAAGCCCATTTGCCGGGCTCGAGCTTGCGAGTGCATTTGGCGCAGTTGCCGCCGAGGCGATTGAAGATCCGCAATTGGACGCGGGGCGGGATCGCCGCATCGTCGGTTTTCCCAACCCAGCTTTCGATAGCGCGGCTCATGATCGCTCCTTCGCTGCCCAAGCTTGGAACGCATTGTCCAGCGAGTGCCACATGACGCGCGCTTTATGGTCGGTGCCAAGCTCAACGCGCGAGCGAACGTCACAGATCAGACGGATGCATGCCGCTGGATCATCCGCAGCCTCATGCCAATCGTCTGGCCGCTGCTCTTTCAGGTATGCGATAAACAGAGGATCGCTTGAGCGAATGCCGGCCTGCTGCGCTGGTTGAATATCTCGCCAATCCCGCTTGGGCGCGGGCAACGCTGGCTTTACTTCCTCAACCGGAAGGGGCTTGAGAGCTGCGACACCAAACCATTGTTCTTTCGCGGCGTCTGGCATGCCACCCAGAACCTGATACGCCGCATCGGCGTCGCTCAATGGAATCTCCATGACCACTTGGACGACGCCACGGGTCTTGATAAGCTTCCAGTCGGCATAACAGGCTCTGAAGGCGGCGGTCTGCGTCATGATCGTTCTCAAAATGGGATATCGTCGTCCATGTCGCAGACGGCAGCCGGACGCGCGGGAGCGGGTCGCTGATCGTGATGCTGCGAGTCTTCGTCCGATGACCGGCCTTCCAACATCGTCAGCGTCGAGTTGAAGCCCTGCAGAACGATCTCGGTCGAATACTTCTCAACGCCAGACTGGTCCGTCCACTTGCGAGTCTGAAGCGCACCCTCGATGTAAACCTTGGCGCCCTTCTTCAGATATTGCTCGGCGACCTTGCAGAGCCCTTCATTGAAGATGACGACCCGATGCCATTCGGTCTTTTCCTTGCGCTCGCCCGTGTTCTTGTCGCGCCAGGTCTCCGATGTCGCGATCGAGAGATTCGCGATCGGTCGCCCGTCCTGGGTACGGCGGATCTCAGGATCCTTGCCGACATTGCCAACCAAAATCACCTTATTGACTGATCCTGCCATCTACGCCGCCTTCTTTTGGAGGTCTGTTCGCCGCTTAATGACAGCGTCTTTCAGACCATCGACTTGGGATTGATCGAGTTCGTGATTCCGACGCGCTATCTTCTGTTCGTCAGACTGCCACCAGGTGGCTAGAGCATCGGCGTCGGTGAATTGGGAAATTGCTTCGCGGCAATCGACCATGAACGTGTTCTTGTCCATGGCGGTTACTGTCGGGGTCGGTTTGGCGGCGGAAACTGGAGCCGATGTCGAAGCGGCTGCACCACGGCGCAAGATCGCTTCCAATTTGGAGTGCTCGCCTTCAGCAATCTTGTAAGACTTGCCCATAGGCTCGATCGCTACCCATGTGGCGGGAATGTCGTAGAGGTATCGGCCGATACCGAACCGAACAGCGGCGCGCTTGAAGGCGTCGCTCATCATGCCTTTTTCCGCTTCAACGTCCGTTGCGCCGGCTCCGTCTGACTTCCAAACCCAATCGCCGCCAGGTTCACGAATGCCGATGTTGCAGACGATCGCAGTACCAGCGATGGTGTAGGTGTTCTGCCAGTTCTCAGGCCCGCACACCTCGTCAAGCCGCTCCATAACATCGCGCGCGTCGATGTAGCCGAACGCCAGCCCCTTCTTTTTGTCGGCTGCAGTGCTTCCTACGCGCCAGGAAATCCTGTTTGGCGGGAAGGGTGCCTTGAGCCTATCGAAGATCGACATCAGAGTTTCCTTTCGTAGGTCGCCCGCACCCCGGCTGGCAGTTCGCCGTGAGTCTTGCGATAGTCACGAGCCGCGCTTAGGATGGCGTCACGGATCTTGTCGTTCGGCCCAATGGCCTTAAGCGCCAGGTTGTAGCTATCCAGATGCAGGGTTTCTTCGTTGCGAAGAGAGGCCATCCGGCCAAAGCCGCCACCAAGCTTGACCTTGGTGTCCTTCTCGGCGCGGGCAGCAAAGCGAGACTGGCGTTCAAACTCTTCGAAGGCTTCATCGGCTTGCTTGGTGACTTCCGCCACGTCAACAACTTCACCGGCCTTGGCGTTTTCGAGAGCTTCGGCTTCTTTAGCCTCGGCTTCACGGGCGATGCGTTCAGCTTCTTCCTGAGCGAGCCGGGCTAGCTCGGCTTCCCGCTGGCGGCGCACCTCTTCCGCGCGCAAGAACGCAGCAACGCGGGCTTTGAGTTCAAGAACGATCTTGTCGAAGAGGCCCGGCTTTTTCTTATCGACGTTGTGCAGCGCCTTGTATTTGGCGTTGATCGCGTCTACTGCGTCATTCAGCGGGCGAACCTTGCTGTCACGCTCGGCCTCGACTTCCTCTAGCGATGCCTTGGCGCGATCCAGGAAGGGCTTTGCGGCGCGGGCATCCTCTTCCGTCTCGATCGTCGGATGATCGGACAGCCAGGCATTGATATCGTCCATCACGCTCTGGGCGTGGTCGATCGGGCCGGGGGGATGATTGGACCCAATGTCGGGAGCGAAATCGATTTGCTGTAACGCTGCGATACTCATTTACTTCACCAATCGGAATTGCGGTTTCGGCTTGTGGGCTTGCAGAAAAGCGACGATCAGGTTGACCCTGGAATAAACCTGACCAAATGCGAGGGCTTCGGCCTCGATCAAATCGACCGTTTCGCCGTTTGCGGCCATCGCGACAAATTCGTCTAGCTCGGAAATCATGCTGTTAAGGCGCATGGCGACTTGCGAACGCGCTAATTCATCTGCCGTTGACGGTTCATCATCAAGCGCCGCTTGAATGATGTCTTCCATGTGAAATCCGTACATCTCTGACTCCATCACAACGAATTAGCGTTTTGCCGGATGATCTCTCGGAGATCGTCCACTGAGGGCTCAAGAAGCCGCGTGAAGCAGTCGTTCTTGCGCAGATCGCGAGCGTGATCCTGCTGCCAAGTCTGGCGATCGACCGGAATGGCGACCTTGACGCCGTCCGCCTTGAGATCGGCTTCGGCTTCATCGATCAACTCGGAGGTCAGATCCTCGATGAACAGGCCATCCACAAAGTGGATAAACTCGATGTTCCGATACTCGCCGGACTTG